TTACTTCTTACCTTTCATAGCTTGAGTACCAAAGAATGCAGCAACAATACCAGCAACAGCTACAAAGTATGTTGGTGCCATATCGCCTAGTGTATCCTGTGCCTGATCTAAACCAGCTAATGAAGCAAGAACAACCGCAAATGGATATAATAGTAATCCACCAAGAGCAAACCATGTCATATTACGCTGTGCATCTCGCATAGCATCCGCATCTTCTAACTCTTTGCGTTTAAACTCGAGGTACATCGCTTCTTCTTCTTTTGTTACATGCCCATCGCCATTAGTATCGGCTGGGTGAAATTTTTGTTCATCACTCATTTTATATTCCTATCTACTTAAATTTCTACGTTTAATCTCTTCGTTTTGTTCTTTTACATGCTCATTAAGTAAAGCAGTGTATATCTGTCTTTCCCATGGTAGCATATCTTCAATCTCTGTTAACGAATATTGATGAAACTGCATCATAGCAAAATTCGTTTTATAAAAATTCTCCAGAGACTCATGAGAAAGACAAATTAGAAAAAACTCTGGAGACCCTCTAGTTTAATTTCGTTTTTAATACCGCAATGTGTACAATTAAATTCCACATCGTGCCTTACCATAGGCATTTCGTTAAACAATTCAACAACGTCTTTAAATTGCTGTGAAGAGAAACTCTCTACAAAATCACGTAACTCTGCTGGCGATTGCTCATTAGCAGGATAAACATCATCCTTGTCGTAGATAGAATCGATACATGAGATAATCATATCTACTGTTGTATCGTATTGACTCTTTCCTTCCGAAACGCTCTCTGCAGCACCTTTTACAGTTGGGTACTTTAGGATAACGCCAACCTCTTCTGACAGTTGTGTCTTTAAATTTCTTTTTACTTCGCCTTGCACTTCAACATCGTCAAGGTTTACTGTGTATTCGTTTTTACCATCACAACCTTTACACTTAAATAATAGATCTGATCCTTCACCTACAGAACGTGATCTAATTTTTAAGAAGATATATTCAAAGTCAAAAGAAGCCATTCCCATGGAGTCTACTGATTTAAACGTACATTCGTCGATTAGGTCTCTTACAGCCATGATCATTTGCTTCTGATCTTTACTTTCGACCGCTATCAATAATGCCTTTTCTTCTCTAACCGTGTATGGTCTATATTCAATCTCTTTACCTGACGATGGTACTGTCAGGACATATTTGGGTGTCCCCAGTTTAGGTAATGCCATAGTTATTATTTCACCTCAATTTGTAAAAACTATAAAAAAATCATTAGAATCCTAATCTATTTAGGCTCTTGCCTAGAGTGCTTATTGACTCCGAAGTACCGCTTATTCCGCCCTGAGCTGCATCAATAGACTTAATGCCTTTCAAACCGTTAACATTAGCTTTCAAATTTCTCGCATTTTGTCTGTTAGTATTGAAACTATTTACTGCTTTATTCAATGTAGAAAACTCTCCATTTAAATCGGAAAGAAATCCAAATATACCGCCAAATCGACCGCCTGCTAATCCGTTTAATGCGCTAGGAACATTAACTATCGGTGGTGGTGTATTTTTAAAATCTCCAGCAGCAAACTCGAATCTATCATAAGCAAAAGAAACTTGGAACTTACCAATAGTATTTTCATTAGCATTAGACAGCTGTATATCTCCAACACTAATCGGGTATGCATTTATTAGGTTTATTTTGTATACGTTATTATCATTTATATCCTGACCATAAATCTGGATATCTGCAACGAAATTCTTTTTATATTGTGCTACAAAACCATCGGGTTGAAGGATAGATTCAATCCAATTATCCATAACTAACTTTGGGTAGTAATCCCCAGAGAGATTAAATTCCATTACTACATCTTCATCGATATAGGTATATGGTATTTTCTTAGTCTGAGTCCCATTGGTATATTCGTTTGTAGACAAAGCACGGCTGGGTAAAGTTACAGACTCGCAAAGCATATTTATTTGCTCTAAACTGTACCCACTAATAATTTGACTGCTGACTAATGGCGGTAAATTTACATCAACACGGTATCTGTTTGACTTAGCATAACCTTTCCGTGCTACCACCATGCCTAATTGTTTATCAAAATTTAGATAATCTGCCATTAGCTACTAAACGACCTCTTAGATTCTCCCCAAACACGGGATTTACTTTGTTTACGGAATTGCTCTGTGGGTAAGAATACTGCGATCTCCCACTCAGGTGGGTCAACACGAACAATCCTTGAGTCTACATGTTTTGTCAAGTAATGCTTAAAACAAGGTTTAAATTCTCTATACTTTTTAGCACCTTGTAACATATTATAGGTTAATTTTAATCTGGTCGTCTCATCGTTATTTTTATTATTTTGTAGCGCCATTAATTTATCTAAGAATCTTGCCCTTACCATTGGAGATAGGTAGTGTAGGTTCAACCCATAGAACCCTCCAGGAGCAGGACTTATCATAATGGTCAAAGGAAACGCATCATAGTAAGGTAACGTCTCACGATACTTTGGATCGTAGAAGAACATAAACATCTTACCAGTAACAAATCTCTTTTGCGTATCCAGTAAAGGATCTTTTAAAATCTGTTGTCGGTTTACTTTACCCATCTGTTGAATTTTTTGACGAAACCACTTACGTGATTCATCTGTTCGTGGAGTTACTCCCGCACGAAACGCTTGTGATTCTAAGTTTTGAAACAATGATTCAGCCATAGCACTATTTATAAGATTTCCCTTTACTTTTATTCAATAATAAGGTATAATATAACACCCCTGCTGGGGATGGTCTATCTCTATTTTTTCTTCTTACGCTTTACCTTTCCGCCAAGTATCTTTATCCCAATACCCTTTAATACATCCTCTGTCCATATTTGGAATATGCATCCATTGTCCTGAGCAAACTCTGTGGCAGCTTTCCATTTAGAAGTGTTCTTGATGTAGGTCAATGATTCTGTGATGAAACGTTTTGTTTGGCGTTGACCTTTTTTGGGCGGTACTGTCTGCGACTTTGGTTTAATCTCTATCAGATACTTCTTGCCATCTGCGGTCTTAAAATACATGTCTATATAGTATCGGTGGACTTTATTATCTGTAGCGCAAACATAGGGAATGACGACTTCCTCCGATCCCCACTCGAGGATAGCAGGGTTATCATCTGCCCATCTGAACGTTTGCCTCTCCCAGAGAGAACGATAAACGATATTTTTTACATCACCCACGTATTTACTCTTATTTTTGGGTGTGTATTTTCCTTTGTATGTTTTCATATAAATAACACTATAATACTTTAACTCTATTTATTCGGGTAAAAAACATGGCAACATATAGATTTCCTGCTAATCTCAGCGATGAAAAGCATAACTACGTTAGATTTAAAGGATACGAAAAGAAAGGTGATGGAGAAGTTGTTAACATATGCCTTTATATGCCACCCACTGTCGCTGTGTCTGATGGGGCATCTTATGGTAATCTAGATCTTGGGATTATTGGTGGGGGTGAAGATGGCATCCAAGGATTAATCGACAAAGATGGAAAACTCGACACAAAAGGATTAAAACAATCTTTAGAAGATTCAGCAAACACTGGCAATAAGGCTCTTGATTCAGCAGTTTTGCAAAAGGCATTTTCTAACTTTGGTCTTGGGGGTGGCGTTGGTGATAGAGTTTCTGACCTTGTCCTATCAAACAAAAGTAAGGCGATTAATCCCAATACAGTATTACAATATACAAACTCAGAGATACGTCAACATAACTTTACATTTAAGATGGTAGCAGAGAGCTCAGATGATGCTGCTGTTATTAATAAAATAGTAAATAATTTTAGAAAATATATGTATGGCGTGAAGGATGGGATTACTGTAACATATCCTGCCGAATGGACTATAAATTTTATGGCTATAGGTGGTGGAATAAATCAGTTTATCGCTCAACCATATAAGTGTTTTCTTGAAAGTTGTCAGGCTACTTATAATACATCCTCTGGTCTAACGCATAAAGATGGTTCTCCTATTGAGGTTGATGTAACCCTTGCTTTCCGTGAGATTAAGGCTCTACAACGTGATGAAATCGTAGCACTAGCACCGAAGGAGGAGTAACAGTAATGTTTTTTGATAGTTTTCCTACAATAGAGTACAATTTTGGTAATGGCGGTGTCAAAATCGCTGACCTATTCCGACAAGTAAAAATAGTTGATAGAAGATTTGATTCGGCAACGCCTTACCAGTTTTATGAGGTTCAAGATGAAAGACCCGATCAGTTATCAGAAAGATTATATGGAGACCCGAACTATCATTGGTCTTTCTTTATAATTAATGATACTCTTAAAGGTGGTCATAAAGAATGGCCATTGACTTCTATAGAACTTCGTGATTATATACAAACAAAATATCCAGAAAATCTATATGCAATTACCATGTATAGAGATGAAAGTCAAGTTTATAATGCTAACTCTATTCATAATAAATTTCTTGAAGGTAGAACTTTAAGGGGTCTTGATTCTGGTGCGGAAGCTACTATTATTAAAAGAAACCCAGAAATAAATCAGCTAGTAGTTGAGTATAAAACCTCTACCAAATTTTCAAGCACAGAACAGATTATTGAAGTAGCAGGTACTGGTATTATAGGGTCGAATAGGGATTTATTGCCTTATGCTGAATCGACCGCATATTATAAAGATTCAAATGATGAATTGTTTTCTAACTCTGAAAATATAAGGAGACCAGACTTATCCGTGACTTACAGACAATCCGAAGAAGCTATTAATGATAGTAAAAGGTTCATACGAGTGCTGAGAAGTTCATATATCCGTGATTTCGCTATATCGTTTAGAAAGTTGATCAATGGCTAATTCTCAATATTACTCAAAACCAGGAAGATACGAGCTGCAGGAGTGCGTCTTAACAGACTTCAGCGGTGAAACTGTCGACATGGCATACCTAATCTCGAGCTTTACTGTCCTCGAGTCCATCAATAGCATGTTTAATATTTATGAGTTTACTATTGTAGATGCTGTTAATATTCTTGAAAGGTTTACTGTGTCGGGTAATGAAAAAATAGAACTCACTCTGGTTAAAAAAGATACACCTGATGGCTCTGAAGAACAGATAACTAAGTACCTTATACTTACTAAAATTGAAGCATATGCTCGACCAAGTAATGAAGGACAGGCATATAAGTTCAAAGCTATTACTGATACTGCGTTTAAGACTAGCATAAAGAGAATCTCTAGATCAGACAGCGACACCCCCACCGAAATGATTTCAAGACTATGGGATGAGGTATCATTTAAGACTGACCTAGTTGTCGGTGATGATGCTGTGGGTAATATGAAAATAGTGTATCCAAATCATACATATATGGATACCTTTGGGTTGTTATTATCCCGTGCGGCAAACGCTAATGGAAGTCCTTTTTATCTTTATGATACATTGTGGGGAGATGCTAATCTAATCACTGACGAAAAGTTAGTTGGAGAATCTCCTGTCGATAAGTATGTTTTCCTCTCAGAAGATCAGTCATCTCCTCACGAAGAAGAATTTGATAAAAATAGACTACGCATAAAAAGTTTTAATTCTAAACTTGGCGTGTCTAATTACGAAGGAATAAAACGAGGTGCGTTTTTTAGTACGGTGTATTCCTTGGATATATCGAACAAATCCTTTGTTGTTCAAGACTATCATATCGATGGTAGTAGTGCAACTCCTATGGATTCTGCTGGTAGGTTTACCCTTGATTCTGGCTTCACTATCGGTGATGAACCAGCAACAGAATTTTTAGATTCTAAGCAAATATTTCTAGCAACAAACTTAACAGGGTTTGAAGAGGGTACTACAAACTTACACCAAGAATCAGTAAACTATATTGCTGATAGAAATTTTGTAGGCGAAACTCAATTTGCTGCGTCACACTCCATTGATATTTACGGAGACTCTAGAGTACAAGCTGGTAAGATGATTGAGATAGAAATACCTCCAGCAATGGATCCTGAAGATGTTACAGTTCCTATTGATGAATATATTTCAGGGGTATACCTAGTGGCGACAGTTATGCATACATTTGACAAAGACGGCTACTACAATCAAACATTAGGATTAAGGAAGAATTACGTGAAAGATGCTGGATCTAAATTTAGTTCTTTAAGATCTAGTAAAGGTTATGGCTAGAATGAAAAAATTATGGAGAATCTGGGCAAAGTCGCTCGGAGAAAAAGTCGGCGAAACCGATAAACAGGCAGACATGGTTGCTGGTATTAGAACCTTTTGGTGGATTGCTCATATGATAGCATGCTTTATGATTATAATACATAATGGCGCTAAATTAGGATGGTGGTTATAATGCAGAGTGCGTTTAATAAACAATTTGTGTGGTTTACTGGGGTTGTAGAGGATATTCTAGACCCTCTTATGGTTGGTCGTGTTAAGGTGCGAGCATATGGATATCACACAGACGTAAAAACTGACTTGCCTACGGAAGATCTTCCATGGGCTACTGTAATGGGTCCAACAGACTCAGCGCATACTTCGGGGATTGGTAAGACTAGTCATGCATTGGTAAATGGATCTTGGGTCGTAGGATTTTTCCGTGACGGTGCTGCTGCGCAAGATCCTATTGTTATGGGGACGGTGGGCTCTACCTTTCAAGAGAAGCCACCAGCTGATAAAGGTTTTTCAGACGCTTCTGAAACCTATCCAAAGTTTCAGCAAGATACCGATGGTACAGATTTAGAAGAAGTCTATAACGACACTAACTTGTTAGCACGTGGCACCAACACTATCATACGAGAACTTGATACTGTAACTGAAGAACCTGTCACAGCTTATGCCGCAGAGTATCCAAATAATAAAGTAACACAAACGACTTCTGGTCATATTATCGAGATAGACGATACTCCAGGGGCAGAGAGAATTAATGTAAGGCATCGTTCAGGTACGTTTGTAGAGATGCATCCGAATGGCGATGTTGTACAGCATAATGGTAATCGCTTCCATATTACTACAGGCAACGATAACGTCCACATTACAGGTGTTTGTAATTTAACGATCGACCAAGATTGTAATACAACTATTTTAGGTAATTGGAATATTGATGTTACTGGTGATAAAACCGAAACGATTGGCGGTAATTTTACTGAGACTATTACTGGCAATTTGACAGAAGAAGTTTCTGGTGAAGTATCTGAAACTTATAGTAAAAGTAAATCAACAGAAGTCGGGCAGAATATATCAGAAAAAACAGGTGGTACTGTAACTGAAACTTATGGCGGTGCTCAATCCACCAAGGCTGCGACTGTGAAAGTTAAAGCGTCTAGGATTGATCTAAACTAATGACCATAAATGTAACTCCAACAGTAGTTTCTGATGTACTGAGGGATACAAATTTCTCTATTTCATTTAGTGCCACGTATATGCCTTTGCAAGCGACTGGGATAGAAAGTGTCCGTGCCTATCCATCTGGAATGGGCGGTACTAATAGTTCGGTGTACGATAGTTGGGATACTGGAGTAACTTTTACAAGCGGTAGTAATTCCGTGACGATATCTGGTCAACATAATAGCGCATTCGGGGGTGATGAAATAATCCATATCCCCAAGGGTGCAAGTACGAGAATGACTACAATATATGCACCGTTCACTATTTTAGAAGATTCTCAGAATATTGAGATACCTGATGGCGCAAGAGGCGGTGACTTTCTTTATCAGGCGCATACAGATGGAGACGGGGATGATTCAACTCTTATAACTTACAGTCTATCGGGGGATAGCGGACTTGCTGTTGATTCTAAAACTGGTAGAGTAACAATGACTGCTACTCCTAGCCTCATAAAGACTCATTTTAATTTTACAGTAATTGCTACAGAAATGAAACCTAATGGCGAGAGACCTATGACTTCTGCCGAGTTTGCTGAGGCAAAAACAGAATTCCCAGACCTAGCCAAACCCCAAGTAACTGCTGGTGTAGCTAATGTACCGCCAAACCAAGAGATAGTATCTTTCAAAGCCGACAGTTCGAATTTTGTAGACAGAAATATTACTATTGAGGTTAAATATTTAGATTCTGATGGCGATGTTTCGTATTACACAACAAATAGAACGTTGAGGGTAAGAAACAACCTAAACAAATTTTTAACATGGATAGAAAATTACCTTGAAACGTATTCGCCATTGGAAGAATAACTATGCATGAGTTTGTCATATTATTGAATGGAGAGAAAAGGGTGTATAATAAGTTTGAAGATATACCCATGAAGTTTGACAATTTATTAAAGTTTAAACCTGTTCATATTCCTGGACCGCATACCGAGGAAGAGCATGAGATAAACTCTCAATGGACAGATAAATTACTAGAACTAATGAAAAGGGAGACACGATAATGCCAGCAGTAGCAAGAATCGGAGACGCAAACGCAGATCATTGTTCGCCTATGGTACAGGCTGCAGGAAGTGGTAATGTATTCTGTAATGGCAGAGGAATTTCAAGATCTGGGGATGCTAATACTCCACATGACCTTCCAGGATCTCCATGTCCTGGGCACAATACCCCAATAGGTTCTGGGTCTGGTTCTGTGTACGTTAATGGTAAGCAATGCGGTAGAGTTGGAGACCCAACCTGCACAGCAGTTGCCGCAGGAAGTCCAAATGTTTTCGCTGGGGGCTGATAAACCAGTATAAATAAACGTATGAGCACAGAACTAATTTCAGATAAAAACCTTCGGGATACCAGATCTAAGATCACTGGTACTACTAGGCAGTACAGAGACCTTTCTTTGGGGTTCAGGGCGCACCCTGAGTATGGCGATATATCGCCTGTTAAAGATTTAGAGGCAATCAAAAACTCTATTAGAAATATCTTAAAAACGAATCGTGGAGAGAAACCATTTAATCCCAAATTTGGTTGTGGTCTGAAAAACTATTTGTTCGAACCAGCGGACGGAATTACAAAAGCATCTATACGTGACGAGATAATGTATTCTCTTGGAATTCAAGAGCCCAGAGTTCAAGTAACTGATGTTGCTATTGAAGATTATCCAGACAAGAACGCATATGCAATTACTATATTCACCACCGTAGTGAATACGCAACAGCAATTTGACCTACAACTACTATTAAAGAGATTAAGGTAATGTCGCAAACAGACCTAACAAAGCTAGACTTTGATCAGATAAAAGATTCTATCAAAGAATTTCTAAAGAGCCAAGACGAATTCACAGATTACGATTTTGAAGGTTCTGGTCTGAATGTGTTGATGGATGTACTAGCTTACAACACGCATTATAATGCGTTACTAGCACATATGACTCTTAATGAGTCTGACCTTGCTACCGCTCAAGTTAGGTCTAATGTGGTTTCACGTGCTCAGTCTTTGGGTTATATTCCAAAATCTAAAAAGTCTTCTAGTGCGATCATAGATATCACAGTTACAGGTGCCGCAGATAGCCCAAATAGGATTACGCTGAAGCGTGGATACAAGGTAAGTGGTAAAATTAATAACAAGACATATTACTTTGTAGTTCTGTCTGACGCAACAGCTGTGAAGTTATCTAACAACACCTATAAGTTTACTAATATTCCAGTGTATCAAGGTGCGTTAAAAACAGAAACTTATCGTGTTGATGGATTATCGCCATTCCAAAGGTTTGAGATATCTTCTGAAGCTGTAGATACTGAAACGCTATCAGTTTCTATAACCGAAACTGATAATCAGCTTGCTGGAGAATCGTATGCTTATTATGAAAAAATAAACGATACCAAATCAACTTCTAAAGTTTTCTTCTTTAACGAGAACAATTTCGGGAGATACGAGTTATATTTCGGGGACAATTTCTTAGGTCGTAGACCGACAAGTGGCTCTAAAGTAACTGTAGAATATCTTGTTACGGATGGACCAGAATCGAATGGTATAACTACGTTTGCTTCAGCTGGTTCTATAGAAGGATTGCCTTCAATATCAGTTTCTTTAGCTGAAGGTCATCTGAGATCTAATGGTGGTACTGATAAAGAAACTGTTGACTCTATCAGGTTCAATGCTCCGATTAACTATGCAACTCAAGACCGTGCCGTAACTGCTGATGATTATCGTTCTTTGCTTATTCGCCAGTTCACAGACATTCAAGATATATCGGTGTGGGGCGGTGAGGACAATGATCCTCCAATTTATGGTAAGGTGTTTGTAGCAGTTGCGCTCAAGGATCAAGAAAGGGTTACAGAAACATTTATTAATTCTGTAAAATTGTTCTTAAAAGATAAAAATGTTGGTGCTATTACTCCAGATATAGTTGAAGCCGAATATACTAATATAGCGTTGGAAGTAGATTTTAAATATGATAGTAACAAGTCTAAACTTACGGCAGGGCAAATAGAATCTAAGGTTTCTGACACAGTAGTAAAATATAATAATGATACCTTACAAACATTCAATGGTGTCTTCCGTATGTCCAATCTCCTCAAGTTGATTGATGAGTCAGACCCTGGAATTATCAACTCGGTTGTAAGAACAAAAATGTATAAAAGATTCAGACCATTCCCATTGAAAGCTGAAGACTATACAATCACATTCCCAAATGCTCTTTATATATCTACAACCAACGAATCCACTATCAATTCTTCAGTATTCTTACTAGATGGTATTGAGTGTAGGTTCCAAGACGAGCCGATAGGAGCGTCAACAACAAGAAGAATCTTTGTTATCAATCACGCAACTAGTGAAAAAATTACCAAGTATTCTGATGTTGGGCTTATTAATCCAACAAAGGGTACTGTATACATAAAGAACATAAAATTCGATTTATCCAACTTTGTTACAATTTTCGCTAAACCAGACAGCTTCGACATCAGTCCTAAATATAAGCAATTGTTGAATATACCAAGCGCAACAATTGATATTGGGTCAGAGTTAGATACTGTTTCGCTACTAGGATCTACTGGGCTATCAAGTTATCAAACGTTTACGAGACACTAAATGTCAAACAAAGAAATTACAAGAGTTCCTGAGATACTACCAGATAATTTGGCAGCAGAGTCTGCAGAATTTGTCACATTCCTTAAGAAGTATTACGAATGGATGGGTCAGAAAGGCAACCCTTCCGAAGGTATTGACCTAGCATTAAAGCAGAGAACCCTTGACAATGCTGTCGACTTCTATTTAAGTTCTCTGTACAGCGAGCTTGGGTATGGGTTTGTTCTTAATAACCAAGCCAACCAAAAGAATATAATCGATAATCTTGCTGAAATTTATTCGGCAAAGGGTTCTTTACAGTCCATCAAGGTTATGTTCAGAGCGTTATTTGGTGAAGAGATTGACATCAAATTACCCAAAGAACAAATTCTCAAATCATCTTCTGGTAATTGGCTCAGCGAATATTCGGTAATTGTAGAATTAAATGAAGGAGATTTATTTACAACTGTTGGTAAATATGTAGAAGTAGAAACTTCATTCCCCAATACCCCTAAACAAACATTTGATGTCGAAGTTAAGCGGATAGAAAAGCGAGAGGGTTCTAACGTTTACGAAGTCTACGTTTCTCGATATTTTGCTGGCTTCTTCTATTTTGATAGTGTTATCTATTACGGAGATGTTAAGGCAACGTTAAAGTCTTCAATGTCTCAAATTTTAAATATCGAGGATAGCGGTACAGGGTTTAGAGTAGGCGAAACCTTTGTTATTGCAGATTTTGTAAGAGAATCTGGATTTAATGATCTAGCGAGATTACCAAAATCCTTTAGAAGAAAAGTCCCCTCTCTATCTAAAACAAAAAGAATTGACCTTGAGGATGTCGATGTAGACGTTCGTTCTGATGGTACTATAACACGAATTATAAAACTTGAGGATACGATTACCACCCAAGTGATTCGTGGGTCTACCATGATTACTCGTGTAGAAAGAAACGGTAAAGTGAAAGAATTCACTTCCACTATCGATGGTATCCCTACACCAAATCTAGCAATCAACTGGGATGAAATCTCTAAGGCTCTTATCGAGATCGCTTCTTTTGGCGGTACTAATGGTAGCATCCCTCTCGAATTATACAGTTTCCTGCAAGAAGTTCCCCAGCCAACATATAGTGACGGCACTACAGACCCATTATTCGATACGAATGTTGGGGCAACTCAATATAAGAGAGGGGACTGGGATAGAGATGGCGAAATCTCTATTGACGATTCAATGGCGATACTTAGGTATGTATTTGACGTTGATCCTGGACTTAATCCTGCCACAGAAGCTGTAGAAGAAATCAGATATCAAAGGATAACTGAGGTTATATCTGAGTGGAACGCATACGCAACCCGAGAGAATATGGGGGCTGAAAAAACCTTTGCGTTGCGTAGTCCAGCTACATCTGGTGACGCATGGGATCCTACTTATTACCTTCCGGTAGACGTGGGATCTGACCTTGTAAGATTATCTGTTGGCGCTGACCCAGCTGAATTTACAAGCGCATTATTGCAGTTAAATGCGGAAGCTGGTAGCACTGGCTTCAAAAAAGGGGACATCGATCAAGATGGAGAAATTGATACCGATGACCTATTGGCATTAGTTACATATCAAGACCCTTCACTTAGAAATGCTAATCCATTACCAGCTCAGTTAGACTCGACTAAGATTGCTTGGATACAGCAATACCTTGATACTGGTTCGGTAGAAGATCTTGCGCTTATGGTTTCTGCCATGGCATACAAGTATAATGCTGATAAAAGGAACGACCTACACGAATTTTTACTACAAGTAGATGGCGATTATGCTACTGGTCGTGTTCGTGGAGATATTGATCAGTCTGGTCTTATTACGTTAGATGATGTCTCTATTTTATTGAGACGTGCTGCTGGTTACTATGATGTTCCTAGCGGTGGCATTCAGTCTGTAAACGTAAATACTCTAGTCGGTGGCTATGACTCTTCTGAAGGAAGTATTACTTTAACTAATACTATAAATGGTTCTGGTGCCGATATAGCTCCTAATGTTAGGGATGGTGTTATAACTAAATTCAACCTTACCAATCCAGGATTTGGTATTAGGGAAGCTGTTGCGATTCTTTTAAAACCCAGAGACGCAATTATCGAAAATATACCTGATGATTGGAGATTTGTAGATAACGCATTTGCTGATGGTTCTGGAGTCTATGAAGTAAAGTTAGATATTGTCGACGGTAAGATAAATAACTTATATTCCCCAGGAATAATGTACAACTTCCCTGAAGACCCTATTGATTCAGTTCAGGCTTCATACGACAATGCTACCATTGCACCTATCCTACAAAATAGCGGTATTATTGGACGTACCAATAATGCGCCTGCAGATGGTAGTAGAGCTGAAGGTGTTTATGAAATCACTTCTAGCGATTATACCACAAATAGTGCTAGTGGTACAGGTGCTGAATTTAAAATTAGAGTACGTGAAGGTGGCGGTGCGGGTGTTAATGCTTCTGTTTCTTATGACGAAGCTAACACCTTAGACGCAAGTAGGACTGAAGGTGTTTATGATATTTTCTCTGGATATACTACTGACGGAAGTGGTACTGGCGCAGGATTTAGAGTTAGTGTATTTGATACTGGTCGTACGATAATTTTTACTCTCCGTCAAGGTACTGGCTATGTGGTCGGAGAAACGATAACCATACCTGATTCTTTATTAGGCAGTGGCGGTGCAGCTGCACTAACTTTTGATATTGGTTCTATAAAAACTTACGATACCCTGATTTCTGTTGTAGATGGCGGTACTGGCTATTTGGCTGGCGAAACATTCACAGTAGCCGACTCAAATTTAGGTGGCGGTGGGGCACCTGCTCTAACATTTGCAATTGCCGATATTGCCGACTCCAATACTATAACAGGGTTTAACATAATAAGCGGTGGTACAGGGTACGACATTGCTGCAGCGACAGTTGAGGTTACTGATGGAACTGGAGAAGGAATAATCTTCCCCACTAACCCTGTTGGGGTTAGGAATGGAGTTATTGATAAGATTTCTCTCGTGTCTGGGGGTAGTGGATATGAATTAGCCACTACTACAATATCTGTAACAAGGAATAGTGTTCCTATCACAGGCGCAACTTTGACCCCAGTTATAAACTCCTCTGGTGCTATAACAGATATCACCATTGAAGATGGGGGCGAAGGGTATAACCCAGATATTGATATCATTACAATTGCTTCTTCTGGTAGCGGTCAAGGTGCGAATGCTAGTGAGTTCCAGATAATAGATGGCGTTGTTGACGCAATTTCAATATCTAATAATGGGGGTGGCTATAGTAGCAGAGCAACTGCAGTAATCAAGAGAGGTAACTCTAGTTCTGATCCTTCAATAGAAGCTATAGTTCAAGATGGAGTTCTCACTACAGTTACTGTAAATAAGCAAGGAATAAATTATAATCCAGCATCAACAGTATCAAATACTTTATCAAGAGTTGAGCCATCATTACAAGCGGTGTTAGATTCTAATGGTTCTATCACTGATATCATATCTGTAGGAGATAATTCGGATAGATCTTTATCTGGTTGGCAATCAGCCACTGTCTCAATTACAGAAGAACATGTATTCAAAATGACCATAGGGCAGCATTTAGGTAATCTGAATTATGTGTTTTTTGAATCTACAGACAGAAACGGTGATGTTGACGATACCACGGATCCAACGATTAATATATCTTTGGGCGATACAGTAAAGTTTGACTTGGATTATGCCGATACAAATACCGTTAATGAATTTTATATTAAGACCTCGCAGGCTTCAGGCACTACAGATGCCATAACAGATTCTACGGTTACTGGTCGAGGGACAGAAACTGTAACATTTACTCCGACAAGTGTTGGCACGTACTACTATCAATCTTCTGTGCACAGTAATATGAGTGGAGAAATAGTAGTATCTAACAATGGAGCATCATTCTCGGCTGATATAGATGACGGTAAAATATCTCAGTTTTTGAAAATTGGCGGTGGTTCTAATTACGGCAACCCCATTGTTACACTAACAGGCACTAGATTAAATTCAAATATTACCATAACTACAACGCCCGATTATGTTGAGTGGATCGATGAGGTTATCGGGGAGCCGTTGTTAGGTAGTGAATACAATCCGTTATTGATTGACGGTCCAGGAACTGGTGCTAATGCTCGTGTTACGAAAGTCGGTAATAATGGACAACTTCAAGAACTTAAATTAACTTCTTTTGGTTTTGATTATCCTGATACATTCACCACTACTATCTCCCCCGAGAATCCAGCAGGAACTACTGCTAAAGTTACTTTAGCGTCTAGTGTTGTTGGTGTAACTTCTCCGAAATATGTTGACCGTAAAGGTTTCTTATCGGATATTATCAAGATACAAGATAATGACTTGTATCAAGAGTTCTCGTATGTTATTCAGACTGGTGTTGATTTTGACATATTTGAAGATCTGATTAAGAAATCTGTCCACCCAGCAGGTATGAAGATATTTGGTGAGCAAAATATCAACGAGAGTTTTGCTTTACAAGTTACTCAGTTTGACTATACCTCCTCTCTGTATAATAAATTAGTTTTTGACAGAACAGATAACGACGAACTAAATCCAGGTGGTGATGGTACTTCTACCCGCAATGATGATGTCGATACCTACCATTTAGACAAGGATATGGGACTTTTATCTGGTTATGAGGAAGAAACTGATCTAGCAGATGAAGATAATGATACTTATTTAATAATAAAAAATCTAACAGTCCCTGAGTATGCAGAAATTGCTTATGTTGAACATGATAAAGAAGATTACCATTTCGATAAAGATATGGGTCTTACGTCTGGATACGCAGAGATAACTGACTTCGCCGACAAAGACGACGATACCTACCATTTAGACAAGGATATGGGTCTTACGTCTGGATACGCAGAGATAACTGATCTAGCAGATGCAGATAATGACACTTATCACTTTGATAAAGATATGGGTCTAGATTCTGAATATTATGAAGAAACTACGTTGGCAGATGAAGATAATGATACCTACCATTTAGACAAAGACATGGGTATCTTATCTGGCTATGAGGAAATAACTGACCTTTCTGACGATGAGAATAGGTATCACTTCGACAAAGACATGGGTATCTTATCTGGTTATGAGGAAATAACTGACTTTAAAGATAAAGATACTGACACTTACCATTTCGATAAAGATATGGGGATTGATTCTGGTCTTGAGGAAGTAATAGATTTATCGGGTGATGATGCCCATACCTATCACTTTGACAAGGATATGGGGATTGATTCTGGGCATGAGGAAATAATAGATTTATCGGACGATGATGTTGACACTTATCGCTTCGATAAAGATATGGGTCTTTTATCTGGTTATGAGGAAATAACTGATCTAGCAGATGGAGATAATGACACTTATCACTTCGATAAAGATATGGGTCTTTTATCTGGTTATTACGAAGAAACCGATCTAGCTGACAATGAGAATAGGTATCACTTCGATAAAGACATGGGGATTGATTCTGGTCTTGAGGAAGTAACTGACCTAGCGGATGAAGATAATGATACCTACCATTTAGACAAGGATATGGGTCTTTTGTCTGGTCATGAGGAAGAAACTGATCTAGCAGATGAAGACACTGACACCTACCATTTAGACAAGGATATGGGGCTAGAGTCTGATTATTATGAAGAAACTGACCTTAAAGATAAAGACACTGACACCTACCATTTCGACAAAGACATGGGGCTTTTATCTGGTTATGAGGAAATAACTGATCTAGCAGATGAAGACTTACATATCTTTTCATTCGGCAAACAGTTTCCAAGATCAGATGACCTTGAAGAATTGACTGCAGACGCAAGTGACGAACGTCAACCTTTCGATATAGGTAAAGCACTAATTGATACACCCGACCCTGACGATACTCAATTTAGCTTCGATCACAGTAAAAGTGGCACCGCATTTGACGATGGCACTCAAGAAATCTTTTCTTTGGTTAGCGTGATTAATGAAAAATTCTTTAATGACGATGATTCTCAAGAATTTGCTTACGTTACCCATACTAAAGAACTCGTTGCATACGAGAAAGACATGGGGCTTTTATCTGGTTATGAGGAAATAACTGATTTATCGGATGAAGATGTCGTCAGAAAATTGTTTGAAAAAGCCACGATTAATGAGACTTTAGAACACAATGTATCTGAATCTCACGGATTATTATTTTCAAAGCCAAGATCGTCTTCTATTAGCGATGTTAATGATGCTATAACTATTTCTAGGAATAAGTATCTTCAGGATACTGCAACTGTAGACGATGTATTCTCTACAATAGATGAAGACATCTATTCGTTTACAAAAGATTTATCGGATCTATTAGATCCACCTGTTACAGACTCAGATAGTTACAGCTTATCTAAAGCACTTTTAGACACTTTAATTTTTGGTGTTTCGGAAGATTGCGCAAAGGGTATATTCAAGTCTAGAATAACTTCTTCAACTGATTTTGAGTCAAACCCAGATGTCCAAAGAAATGCCATATCAAAGCCCATATTGGACTTAACAGACTTCAAAGATAAAGACGTTATCGGGTCTAAGGATAGCACTAAAAGTTTAAGCGATCTTTTACAATTCGGTGCTTCTGATGATGGATCTATTTTCTCCTTTATAAAGAGTCCGCAATCTTCAGTAGGTACTTCGTCCGATTTAGACTCGAGGTATTCTTTTGAACATCCTGAAGAAGAGACCACCGCTATATCCTCTGTAGAGGGGGGTCCTATTGAAATATATGGCGTTTTTGATATGCAGCATTCATATTATAACTCAGTACCCACACATAGCTTGAGATGGATAGAACCAGCCGCTATTGACAATGTACATGGCAGGAATGGTGGGAATAGAATTGTAGATTTTAACGATCTTGCTTTCCAATTTAATTCTAACAAAGATCGAGATGACACAATAATACAAAGTGGATCATCTACGTTTAAATATAGGTTCTATGGAAAATCACATAATGATGATGATGATAGAACAGTTCATGTCAATTCTATGATTAAAGCCTATATAGGCGACACAATAAAATTAGAATATAATACTTACGGTTTCAGTTCAGCATCTCCAGCTGGGGGCTTTTGGATAAAAACTTCTCCAACAGCAGATAAGGTTACAGATATTGCTACAGATGATGGTATAACTAATCAGGGCATGACTAGCCACAATGGTTTTGTTACAAATAATCAGACCCTAACTTGGGATACTACTAACGCAACACCTGGAAGATACTACTTAATTTCTGGCGGTGAGACTGTGTCCTCGAATGATCTTGATGGCGCTCATGATGATTCGTATTTTATAATAGATGTAGTCGATTACTCGAGCGAGCAAGAAGAACTAGGTTTTGATGTTGAGAAGCCACTTGAAGATACTATTATAGATATAAGTGATTTAGGCGTACAAGACTTGTTACTCGACAAACGTCTTGATGACTCTGCTCTTGCAACAGATATATATTCTGTTCAAGACAATGATATTTATAGTATAAATAAAGGTATCCAAGAATTCTCAATCACTAGTAGTGAAAGTGGGAGTTTAACGATAACTAAACCCTATGTTGAATTAGGATATATAGCAGGGGGTTTAGACTACGAGTATTGTTCCGATATTGCGGAACGACAATTTTAAATTTTAATTTGGAGAGTATCTAAAATGGCACTAATAAGAGACAATGGCGTAGCAACTGGACGCCTTACTGTAAAGAAATCTAACGCTCAAGGCGAAACTACTCAGGAATTTACAGTTCCTAATATGGTAGTATCCACAGGTCTTAAGCACATTGCAAGACGATTGATCGATGATGGCGCAGTGCAAACCTCAGCGAACTTTGCGCACCCAGCACAAATGAGTCATATGGCTATCGGTTCTAACAATACAGCAGCCGCACTTTCTCAGAAAACATTACTTGCTGAGAAAGGTCGTGTTCCATTAGCTGGTTCCACATCAATCGATGTAGACAATAATGAAGTAACTTTTGTTGCTACTTTCCCAGCAACAGTTGGTACTGGCTACGAAATAGGCGATAACTCCGCTATTGATGGAGCAATTGTAGAAGCAGGTATCTTTAATGGCGATAAGAGCGATAGTGACACCCTAGTCAATGACGCAGGGGCATACAATCACAATGAACCAGTAGCTGCGATGTTATGTCGTACTGTGTTCCTACCAGTGAACAAGCAAGAGGGTGATAGCATTACAATCACTTGGGTAGTAAAAATTAGCTAATAAGGCTTTTAAAGCATGGCAACTGTACTTAAAAATGACGTTCATAATAACGTTGCTCGGATATTTTATAATGGTATATTAAATAAAACATCTAGAGCGTACTTTTTCTTAGGAAAAACATTACCATGGGATGAAGGGGATGTTACTCCACCGAACCCAAATGCTTCTAGGGAGTATGAACGTGAGACACGCTCATCTATAATTGGATTAAGATACGTTTCTATTTCTGACGTATCTTTCGCAATTGATCGAGTTGATTGGTCAGCAGGTACAGTTTATGATATGTATGATGATAGATACTCGTCGGGATTTCCTGCGCCCTCTGGGGCGCAGGATATTGCTGATGCTACTATGTTCGTGTTAACCACGGATTTTAATATCTACAAGTGCATATCTAATAATTATAATAGACCTTCAACGGTACAGCCAACAGGTACTAATGAGACTGGTTATCTGGAATTTTCTGACGGATATATTTGGAAATATATGGGTACTGTGGATGAGGTGCAAAGAAGCAAATTCTTGACGCCTGATTACATCCCAGTTACTAACTCTACTAGTGGGTTTTATCAGTCTGGTATCGATTTATCTTTAATCAAAGAGTCGGGCGGTAACTCGTATATTGCCGATAATGTTAGTGTGGTGATTCAGGGAGACGCTCCAGCTGAAACCGTAGCTCGGTTAGGTGATGTTACAATTGATGTTGATACTGGCGAGATTACAGGAATTTCAGTACTAGATCCTGGAAGCGGTTATACGTTTGCGACAATCACTATAACCAACTCTATTCCTGGGTTAGAGCACCCTGTAACTGGTTTAGTAGGAAATGGGGCTGTATGGAGAGCGCAGATAGATCAGGGCGATCTTGTCTTAAGCGAGGTTGGTGCTTCTGCGGTTGATGGTCAGCTGAGTTTTATCTATGTTAATGACGTAGGTAGTGGATATTCTGTAGATAATACTACAGTTACTATAACTGGCGATGGAGAAAATGCTAGTGCAGATGCGGTTATAGTAAACGGAGAAGTTGTCGGTATATCCTTAAATAATCACGGAAGTGGGTATACATTTGCTAATGCTACTATTACAGATACTGGTAATGGTACAGGTGCAATAGCAGAAGTAATTATTTCTCCTGTTGGCGGTCACGGTAAAGATTTAGTTAAAGAATCTTTTGCGAGAACGGTAGGTTTTCAGATGACGACTGCTGATGAAATAAATCAAGGTTTCTTGTTGGAATCTGATTACAGACAGACTGGGTTGATATTTGACCCAGATGTTTATTTAACCCCTGGAGCTCAAAGGTCTAGGTTGTATTCTTCTTATGGGTCTACTTGCTATAGATTAGATATCCTAGATGCATCATTATATGCTGGGATTGATATATCTTCATTCGCACTAGATCAAAAAATATACAATCAAACGACTGATGAATATCTAGTTATTGTAGCTAAAGAACCATATCAAATTGCTGAGCAAGACGTTGGGGTTTCTTTATTATTACAATCTATAGATGGGTCTGAGCCAGAAGTTGGCGATATTTTCCAAGACGAAAATAATACAAATTTATTTAGCGTGTCTACAGATTCTATCACAAACCCTGAAGTAGACAAATTTTCTGGTTCTATGGTGTTCATTAACAACAGAACGCCTTTCAGGAAAAACGTTGAACAAATCGTCAACCTTCGTACTTTTATTGAATTCTAATGCGAGAAGATACGATAAATACTACTATAAAATATAATTCGGAGAAACGTTAATGTCGATCACCAACAACTACAACACAGAGCCGTATTATGACGACTTTAACCCTGAGGATGATAAGAATTTTCATAGAATACTTTTCCGTCCAGGAGTTTCTGTTCAGGCTCGTGAATTAACTCAGCTACAGACTTTATTACAGAATCAGATTGCTAGACATGGTGAACACTTCTTTAAAGAGGGTTCTCCTGTAACAGGTGCTGAATTTGGCTTTACTAATAATGCTGATGCTGTAAAGTTGAATGGTACTAATGGTACATTATCCGTCGACTCTTATTCCGAACAACTTTTAGATGTAGTCGTAGTTGGCTCTAAAAGTGGTGTAGAAGCTAGGATTGTCCATGTTGAAGATGCTACTGCTGTTGACCCTTTAACAATATATGTCAATTACCTTACTAGCGGTTATGATGGCTCTACGTCAATTTTTAAAGATGATGAGTCGTTACTTTGGAAAAGAACCGAAGAAGATATTGCAGCCAGTATAACTGAGATTAGTGGGATTTCAGAAGGAAGACCATTGGCTGTTACTGCACCTACTAATGCTACAGCAAAGGGTGCAACTGCTTCTATAGAAAGTGGTATCATTTTTGTAAAAGGTTGCTATGTTCATATCCCACGTCAAAGAGTAGTGCTATCCAAATATTCTCCTAATCCGACTGCACGTCTAGGTATTGATGTAATTGAATCTACTATTACGGCAGATGAAGATCAAAGTCTTTTAGATACTGCGCTTAATGCTCCAAACTATTCTGCTCGTGGAGCAGACCGTTATCTTATAGAGTTAAAGTTAGTCGGTAGAGAAATAACAGATAACACTACACAGAATTTTGTTGAGCTTCAACGTATAGTTGAAGGTAAGCAACAGGCGAAAGCTAAAATCTCAGATTATGACGTTTTCGCTGACGAACAAGCCAGACGCACTTACGAGCAATTTGGCGATTATACTATCAAACCTTATGAATTAGAATTAAAAGAACAATTAAATACTGGGACAAATCAGGGGGTCTACTCTGCAGGTACTACTACAGATGACGGTAATCTAGCTTCTGAAGATTCTATGACTCTACAGATTTCCTCTGGTAAATCATATGTTAAAGGGTATGAGTTAGAGACTACAACACCATCTTACTTAGATGTTCCAAAACCCCGAACTTTCCTCTCAGAAACAGACGCAACTTCAGTTATTCAAGTTGGTAACTACGTTAGATTAACCAATACACACGGTATGCCAGAGACTGTAGGCGATGCGAATATTGAGGAATATGAATTAATAGAATTGAAAGATACAGGTATCGGTAATTCCGTATATAATCCTGGTGGGGTGGGAGAAACTATCGGTCTTGCTAGAGCCAGAGATTTTACCACCCAATCTAGTGTCGATGTTGACTCTGATGGTACATTTGACCAGTCAGATGCATCAGGACTTGGTACTCATGCATGTTACCTATTCGACATTAAAATGTTAACCCACATTGATCTTGTAGGTAGTAATGCTGCAGAATCAATTAATGCTGCGAATAATAGGTTTGCTGTGGAATTAGGTAGTTTAATCACTGGCGAAATATCTGGCGCCACTGGTTACTATTATGGTACAACTTCAAATGGTATCTCGTTGACATCTGTAGCTGGTACATTCTTAAACAACGAAAGATTAACTTCGTCAAACAGTTTCAGAGCTGGCGGGTTTATTCACGAATCTGTAGATGATACCAATCAATTTACAGTAGCATCTGTAAAGACATTCGCATTTGAAGAAGTTAAAGCATTAAGACAAGATGATACTTTGCAGGAATTCAAAGGTGATGTTGTTTTGGATAATGTATTTACTCTTACTGGTACTGTTCAATTTACAGATAATAATGCTGGTACTGCCAATAGAGGGTTATTAGGTCTTGGTACTAAATTCTCTGAAGAATTAAGAGTAGGTGATGCTATAAGATTGCCTACAGGCACTTCTCTGGGTGGCGGTACTGCTTCAGAAACAAGGTTTGTAACTGCAGTTTTCTCAGGCGAGTCGGGCAACACAAGGGTTGACCTCAATGCTGCACCGACTACTGTTATATCTGGAGCATTCACAGCAAGAAGATTAAGAGGCGGTTTAAAAGACCAAGAAAAGAATTTAATGTTAAGGATGCTAGATAAGCCATACATTAAAACATTAAAAACTGAAGTAAACGATTTCGAGTCTCAGAATCAGGTTACAGTTTCAAGACAATTTCAAGGGACTACAGTTTCTGGAGTTCTAACATTATCTGCTATCGGTAATGAAACATTTAAAGCTAAAAGTAATCAAAATTATTCTGTGACAATTATGTCTCATGGAGCAACCCCACAAATTTGGTCAAGTGGTGCTCATGTAGATATCGAAAGATTGACGTTCTCAGGAGAGGGGACTGGTAGTTTGACTATTACTGGGTTCACTAATGACGATACTAATGATCCTTTCGAAGATGGTTCTATCATTAGAGTGAATACCACTCTTCAGAAACAGTCTCAAAACGAGAAAACTAAATCCCTACAAAGGGCTTCATTATTAAGAGTTGAGAATAAATCGGAAGAAACTCAAGGGTACATACCTTATGGTACATCAGCTCATCATAAAGATATATCACTAGGTGTTGCTGACATATTCAAGGTTTTAGCAGTTTATGACTCTGGTACTGTGGGGCAATTAGCTTCTTCTCCCAGTTTATCGCTTACTAACCCGCAAGGGGCATTTATTACTACCGAAACTATAGTCGGATCACAATCTGGAGCTATAGCTATTTTACTTCAGATTGATGGTAATAATTTATCTTACACTCCTCTAAACTCTCTACCGTTTATATCTGAGGAAGAAATTGTAGGTCAAACTTCTTCTGCGAGCGGATCTGTAGGTACTCTTACTGCTGGAGATAATGATATTCTTAACAGTTTCACTTATGACCCTGGTCAGAGAGATAACTACTATGATATCGGTAAATTAATACTTAAGAAAAACGAACGAAGTCCTCAAGGAGAATTACTAGTTGTCTTTGATTACTTTACTCATGGATTTGGAGACTTCTTTACTGTTGATTCGTATTCAGACGTCGCATATAAAGATATACCCGCATATGTTTCTACACGTGTAGACCCTGAAAGCCCAGCACCTACTGGTATCTTTGATTTAAGATCTACTGTAGATTTCAGACCCAGAGTTGCTGATGCTCCTAGTGGGTCTTCTTCTGATGGGGTTAAAACAGTAACTGGGACTTCGTTTAATATTAATAGTAGATCTTTTTCTTCTGACGGCAATAGCGGTGCTTCTTCCGTAAACACCGTTAGAGACAACAGCAACTTCGACTTCGACTACGAATACTACCTCGCAAGGAAAGACTCTTTATACTTAACAACTCAAGGAGAGTTTGTTTTAATACAGGGTAATGATAGCGAAGATCCGAAATACCCAGATACTATCGATAATGCAATGAGATTGGCTGACTTGTCTATGCCTCCATATGTAATTGATGTTCGTGATGTTGCTGTTGAAAAATTTGCTAATAAACGTTTCACTATGAGAGACCTCAGTACTCTAGAAAAGAGGGTTAATAATATTGAGTATTACACCTCTCTAAGTTTGCTAGAGGTGTCTGCAGATACATTACAAATTAAAGACGAAAATGGATTAGACAGATTTAAGTCTGGTTTCTTGGTTGATAACTTTGGTGGTCACAAAACTGGTGATGTACTTCACCCTGACTATCGTTGTGCTATCGACATGTATAAGCGTATTCTTCGCCCAAAATATGCGATGAAGAATATAGCATTAGTAGAAAAATACGAGTTTGGTGAAGATAAACTAGCCCATGGTTATACCGTAACTGAAGGTGGTTTGGCGATGCTCCCATATGAGCATGTTAAAACTATTGAGCAAAACTACGCTTCTACTATTGAAAACCTTAACCCAGTTCTAAACTTTGCATGGACGGGTCAAATGACTTTGTCTCCATCTTCGGATGAGTGGTTTGAGATCGAAAGACTACCTGATGTAACTGTCAACAAAGAAGGAAACTTTGATACTCTAATTGCTCAAAATGCTGATGCGCTTGGAACTGTGTGGGACGCTGCGACTACTAACTGGACTGGTATTACGACTACAGATTTAGTTGGTCCTAGAATCAGAGAAAATACTGGTAACTTCCGAGCCGATTTCGTAAGGGGCTTCGGTCGTCGTGTTTTACAGCAGCAACAAGAAACAGAAGTTGGTGTACTAACCAGAAATGGTATTGAGACAAATATTGTCGAGCAAATAGACGTAACTTCTAATGGTGACAAAGTTGTCGGTTCCGCTCTTATCCCATTCATGAGACAAAAGAATATTAAGTTCGAAGCCAGAGGGTTGAGACCTCATACCCAAGTTTATCCTTTCTTCGATAACGTTGAAGTTTCGAAATACTGTACAACTAGTTCTGGGGGGATAACCCCTGTAGCTGGTAAACCTGCTACAGTCCCTCAGGTAACTAATGCTGCTTGGAACTCAGTGAAACGGATACTTATATCTTTTGATAAGAATAGTAATGATATTACTAAATTCTCAGTGCTTGCTGGTAATCAAACAAGACGTCTTGGTGATGGGGATCCTATTGTAGATACAGTTTTGGAAGGAGAAGAAACTCATGCGGGTCTTCAATATCGAAGATTAGAAGCGAATACAAGCGCAAGAAATACTAAAGATAGGGATGTAATTGAATTTATATTTGACGATAATGCGTTGATAGAACCTAGTGATAATGGAGACCTTTACTTTACTTTTTACGTTAGAAATATTGCTGATGATCCGACAACTAAGAAAACGTATCCAGATCCATATCCGAAGAGACCTACATTAGCTGGTAAAACCTTTTATAAAAAGAAACCAATGCGTGCTATGCAGATCTCTGAAGTTCAATTCTTTAATGAGAATTTTTCTCTAAGCCCTGATTTAAATTCTGGGGTTGGACCTGGAGGTGGCGGTAATCATACTAACGCAGAAAGCTGGAACTTGTATAACTCTCTTATTTCTAATATAGAATATGCTGAGATTATCGAGCATTCCTTTATTAGAACTCCAGAAGCTATTGTTGATGGCGGTGCTATGCTTGATGGTTACTTGATTGACGGTATTAACTATCGTTCAGATCAAAACCTTTATTCGGAAGGAAGAGTTGATGCGAATGCCAGAATTGCACGTTGGACAGTTAGATTGCGTGGCGGTGCAAGACAAATAGAAAACCCAGATAGTATCGAAAGGTTTGTACGGACAGAGGATGTAGACACAAAAGCACTTGTTACTGATGCTTCTGGTTTTGTTTCAGGTACGTTTACTATCCCTGATTCTAAAATAAGTGGTAATCCAGCGTTCCGGACTGGCTCTAGATTATTTAGACTTACATCGAGCTCATCGAATGCTAAGGAAACGGTAGATACTTTCGCCCAAGAAAAATACACCGCAACTGGCACTTTGAATAGTATGCAAGAAACATTCACCGCTACTCGTAACGGTCGAGTTGAAACTAGGTCGGTTCAAGAAAACGTAGAAGTCAGTAGATCAAGAGATTTAGGTCTTGTACAAGTTGGTTGGTATGACCCACTGGCTCAATCTATTATGCCATCTGTTCCAGGCGGTGAGTTCATCACTAAAGTAGACGTATTCTTTGCTGGTAAAGACGATCATGCCCCTGTAACTCTACAATTAAGGGAAATGGAAAATGGATTACCGACTCGTAAAGTATTACCTAGTGCTTCGATAACTCTAGACCCTTCTGACGTTAATGTATCTCAAGTAGGTACTGCTGCTACGAGTTTCGAGTTCCCTAACCCAGTATATGTAAAAGCTAACCAAGAAATTTGTATTGTATTAATGACAGATTCTATCGGTTATACTACATGGATATCCAAGTTAGGCGATACTGATATAGATGGTGTCCGAAATATTGATGAGCAGCCATATCTTGGTGTTTTGTTTAAATCTCAAAACAACTCTACTTGGACAGCATATGATTATGAAGATCTAAAGTTCACGGTTTATCGTGCTGAATTTGATACTTCTCAAGAAGGTGTTATTACCTTAGAAAATGAAGATGTCCCCCTAAAACAATTAAGAAATAATCCATTAATTTGCTCTTCTGGTTCTTCAATTATTAAGGTACTACACCCTAATCATCATATGTATTATAATACAGGGAATTATACTAATAAAGTGAGAATCGAAGGAGCATCTAGCGGAATAACGGCAAATCTTAAATC